TAAGCTTGAGCTTGTTGAGGGTTTTGCGCCCAGCGGTCATAATATCGTGTCGACTGATATTGGTAATTTCGATGGTTCGTGTGATAAGATTTTCTTTGAATCACAGCTTGATCAGGAGTTATCAATGATTGATGAGGCACCCGTTACTGATCCACGTAAACGTGAACGGTATAAACGCATATGGTCAGCATTGCGGCGTGATATGGTTAATGCGCGTGTTTTATTACCAGGTGGGCATCAGTTTACAACTCAGTGTGGCATGAAGTCAGGATGGTTGTTGACATCATTAGATGATTGTATCATCCAGGAAGCAGTTTGGCGACTGTTCGATGACAAGGTCAGCGCTTTGGTTGCCAATGATGTTGGTGTATTACAACGTAAACGTCGTAAGGTGTATGGCGATGATTTCATTGGTATTATTGATAAACGTGTAGGTGATGATATGATTCGTGCACATTTCTTAGAATATGGATTTGTCATTAAATATGTCCATTCCAGCACTCAATCATGTAATGTCGATTTCCTATCAAAGTATCTTTATTATTCACAAGCTGTTAAACATTATTATCCGTATCGTCCATTAGTAGAAACAGTGTCTCGTATATTGATGCCAGAAGAGTATGACGTTGCGCGACGATCTGCTCCTGATCCTATCATTGCTGCGGAACGTTTGATTGGTCATGTGTTTGATAATCCATATAACCTTGAGAGTCGTGCTATGTGTCTAAAGATGTTATCATACTTACATGAGCATTATCACATTGAGGACGTTGATATGGAGAAAGTGTTTGAAAAGTTTCGAATGCGTGGGATTGTGATAACTATACGTAGGATGCCATGTGTCCCATCAGAAGCAATGATTGATATGCTTTATGGAATTGATTCGACCAAGCTTCACCTGCAATACGATGATGCCATCCGTCAGGTCACGCCTGTGCCACAGTATGACATAACGATGCTTGATTCTGTTGACACAGCAGCGTTATCAGCTGAATCATATGCAGATTTAGTTTCTGTATTGAAAGGTAAGACTGTTGGTTCCATGAAGAATTTGCGTATTAAACAGTTGACTCGATATTTTACGATTCCGTCATGGAGTACAGGGACTGCAGGATTAAAGTTCCTTGAAATTATTAAAATGGTTGGTAAACCAAAAAGTGTGTATGAAATTGGATCCCATCCTGGTGCCGTTGCTGAGATGGCACGTATTTGTGATATTGAAATTTCTGGCGTGTCATTATATCCGATCGAGGATCAGAAAACTGACCGTCCATTCATGTATAAACTAGATGAGCGTCTACGCGAACGGTTTAAACAAGATGATTGGCGTAACGTCAAGTTCGATGATGTTGATATGGTTTATAATGATTCATACAGCATGTCTCAAACCACAGATTCATTGGATGATGTCCATCGGTATGTTGAAGATATGATCGTACAATCACATGAAGTTATGACTAAGGTGCGTAAAGATTCACCAAAGTGCGTTACATATGTGACTAAGGTACATGGATTCACCCCTAAGGTTTATGCAGAATTGTATGCAATGATGCGTGAATTTGGGGAGATGCGTCTGATCAAACCAGTATATTCATATCCTTGGCAATCCGAAGTTTATGCCGTATTTGAACGTAACGGTAGTAAACAGGTTAGAAAAAGCTCTTTCTTCCATGCGATTAATTCATTCCGAAACCGATTATCTGCACGATTGTTAGCTTGGGCAACCTTGCGATCACAGAATTTGACGCGTCATTTGATGGGCCGTCGTGTGATTCAGTGTCCGGCTCAAGGTGATGTGGATTTTCAACAGCAATTAATCGATACCGTAAAACCAGAGTGGTTTAAGGTGGTTAGTACTGGATTTGAGGGCCAAGTCCGTTAGGC